TGTCGTTTTCTCCCTCGGGGGGGGGGGGAGGGAAAGCAGATCCCCCCCCCCCCCAGGTACCAGCCCGCAAGCTACAAATGAATAGTGGAAGAAGGAGGAAGCGTAATGGCAACCAGTCGTACCGGTACCGCCCGCTGGAAGAACCTCCGGAAGCAGGAACTCGCCGCAGCTTTTGAACGCGGCGACATGCGCTGTCCTATTTGTTTCGTTGCCTATGATTGGCACAGGTCGAAGCAACCGAATAGTCCCGAGCTTGACCACGTGACAGCTCACGCTGAAGGTGGCAAAGATGTTGTGGAGAATACCCGCGTCATCTGCCGCCAATGCAACCAGAGACTCGGCGGAAAGCTTGGAGGTAAACGCTCTCAAGCTCGCAAGACGATTAGAGTTGCTGAACCGATTCGACCGAAAACAACGCTGATCCTTTAGCCCCAACCACACACCCCAGCCGGTGACCTCTCACCGCTATAAGGGGGACATTATCAACCGGGGCAAACCACCTGAAGCAAACAGGACCAGGGGGGTACCCCCTCCCCCGGAGGGTGAGTTCGCGCCCTCCGGCGATAGCGATATATCCACAGCAAATTTCCGCATAATACGGGTTCGACAAGGAGTGATACCTTGAGTAAAGGCAAGCCTAAGCAGCTCGAACCTATCGATTTCGAGGGAGCCACCCAAGAGGAAGGCTCCCTTTCTCATGCCACCGCAACCGGCACTCGCCTCGACAGGCTCCGTGCCCTGCGCAGCAAACTCGCCGCGCACATCGACAACCCCAACACGCTGGCCCGTGACCTCGCCGCGCTCGCACGCCGATTCCAGGACCTCGATAAGGACATCGAGGAGTTGGAGCAGTTGGAGCAGCAGTACGGGGCAGAGATTGAAGGAGAGCACCATTATGAAGAAGATGCCCCCTTCGACCCGTCCACTCTCTGAGGTCGCCGCACAGCTCAAGGTACCTGACGGAATCGTCTCGACCGGCTGGCCGTCCATTGCTCGGCAGCTTATTAAGATGGCCTACCCGCTCGATAGTTGGCAGGTGGATATTGGCCGGCTGGTTTTCGCGAAGCGCAAGGATGGGTTCTATGCCGCAGGCGTGGGTGGCGCCGCACTGAGTCTGCCGCGCCAGGTCGGTAAGACTCATATGATTGCTGGCTTTATCTTCGCTGCATGTATCGCTTCTCCGAATACGCTCGTCCTCTGGTCAGCGCATCGCGCTCGTACCCACAATGAAACCTTTCAGTCGATGCAGGGCATTGCGGCTCGCCCGGCGGTTGCCCCGTTCATCTCCCATGTCCGCCGCGGTGCCGGCCAGGAGGCCGTAGAGTTCGCGAATGGTTCACGAATTCTCTTCGGCGCGCGCGAATCTGGCTTTGGTCGTGGTTTCGCAAAAGTGGACGTCATTGTGCTGGATGAGGCGCAGATTCTCACCGAGAAGGCGCTGGACGACATGCTCCCTGCGACCAACGCCGCCCCGAACGGCTTGGTTCTGATGATGGGCACCCCGCCGAAGCCGACAGACCCAAGTGAGGTGTTCACGCGCCACCGCGCAGAGTCGCTCGCTGGGGACCGCGACAAGCTCTATATCGAGTGCGCAGCCGACCCCGGAGCCCGAGCTGACGATAAGAAACAGTGGGCGAAGGCAAACCCCTCATACCCGACCCGAGTCAGCGCTGTCGCAATTGAGCGCATGCGCAAGAACCTCACTCCCGATTCATTCAGGCGTGAGGCGCTCGGAATCTGGGACGAAGCCACAGCAACCCAGTCAGCCTTCACCCCTGAAGCTTGGCACGCATGCGAGGGCGAAGCCCCCAAGGAGGGTCGCACCGTGTTCGGCGTGCGATTCTCGCCTGACGGTATGGAGGTTGCGCTCGCTGTCGCTCGCCGCCCGGATACCGGCGGCCCAATCTTCATCGAGGGCCTGCGATCTGAACCTCTGTCCAATGGCACCGGCTGGCTCGTAGACTTCCTCGCCGCGCATGCCTCCCGCGCTGCCCAGATTGTTATCGACGGCAAGGCGGGTATCGGCTACCTTACGAATGCGCTCCGTGAAGCAGGCGTGAAATCCAAGACGCTCATCTGGCAGCCATCACTGGACCAGGTCATTGTTGCTCACGCAACGGTAGAGCAGGCAATCATCGGCAAGGACCTCGCTCACAGCAACCAGCCAGAGCTAACCCAGCAGGTGCTCTCCTGTACCCGCCGAAAGATTGGCAACCGAGGAGGTTTCGGCTGGCAGGCTGCAGAAGGCGGTAGCGTCACGATGTTTGAAGCTGCCACGCTGGCTTACTGGGGCGCACGTGTAACCAAACGCAACCCCGCACGGAAACAAAGGATTAGCGTATGAGTGACTTCTTCCCTATCCCCGCCGATGGTGGGGATATTTTTACGCCCACCGAGTTGGCGCAGCTACGGCTCATGCGAGACCAGCTACAGGCCAAGCGCGCCAGGAACCGGGTGCGACAGAACTATTACGACCAGCGTGTAGGGCTCAAAGATTTGGGCATCTCGATTCCTCCGCAGCTGCGAAATATCGATTCGGTGCTCGGGTGGCCTGCAAAGACCGTGGATGTGCTTGCTGACCGCATCCGATTTGAGAAGTTCATCTCGACTCAGGAGAGCAACACCGACCCGTTTGGTTTGAATGAGTTGGTGGCGCAGAACGATTTTCAGGAGGTGTTCGCCCAGGCGGCATCCTCCGCTCTGATTAATTCGTGCGCGTTCATCACGGTCACTCAGGGCGATACTGAGGCAGGCGAGCCGGAGGTTCTTTGGCTGCCGCGTAGCGCTCACTGGGCTACTGGGCTGTGGGATCAGCGCAAGCGCTCGCTCGCCGCCGGGTTGTCTGTGACTCGTACGGATACGGACGAGTTTGGGGACGTGACGGTGCGCGAGGTAACCGTGTACCTGCCGGATAAGACGGTGGTGCTCGGGTTCCCTGCGGCTGGTGAGCGTGCTGAGGCTACCGCTGTTGTGCTGCCGAACCCAGTGGGGCGTCCTTTGATGGTTGCTCTGGTGGTGGGGGCTGACCTGCGCCGCCCGTTTGGGCGCTCACGGATTACGCGGGCGGTCATGTCGCTCACGGATTCGGCGGTGCGTACGATTGTGCGTTCCGAGGTTGCGGCGGAGTTTTTCTCGACGCCGCAGCGCGCTATTTTGGGCGCGGACCCGGAGGCGTTGGAAGCGTCGAAGTGGGACGCGGTCATGTCGAAGATGCTCGCGATCAGTAGGGATGAGAACGGTGAGTTGCCGCAGATTCAGCAGTTCTCACAGATGTCGATGCAACCGCATACTGAGCAGTTGCGACAGTGGGCGGCGTTGCTGGCGGCGGAGTCGTCTATCCCGTTGGATGAGCTTGGCTTTCCTTCTGATAACCCTTCGAGTGATTCGGCGATTCAGTCGCAGCGCGACCCGTTGCGGCTGGCGGCGGAGCGCTGTATCCGGGGGTTCCAGTCTGCGTTGCGTCAGGTTGCTGTGCTGACGGTGGCTTTGCGGCATGGGTGGGAGACCGCCCAGGAGGCAACAAATGTACAGGCGCACTTCGCACCGACGGTGCATGTATCGGATGCAGCTGCGGCGGATGCTGTGCTGAAGCAGGTGCAGGTCATGCCGTGGCTCGCGGAATCCGGCGTGGTGTTGGAGAAGCTCGGATACAGTGCGGCGACGGCGGAGCGGCTCATGAGTGATAAGCGGCGTGCCGAAGGCGTCCAGGCTCTTGGGTTCTATAAGCAGTACAAGGAACGCAAGGATGCTGAGAAGGCGCAGCGGCAGGAGAAGCGCGCGACGCACGGCGTAGACGCTGCGCTGGCGTTCCACGTGTTCGGTGTCGCGGAGGGCAACCGCCATCGCGTGCTGGACGGGGGCGGGCACCATGAGTCCGGAATGCTTGCGCACGCTGACGATTGGTGCGACCAGCGCGGGGTCACCATAGATGAGGGCACCGCGGTAGCCTGCGAGGTTCGACTGCTTGGACAGCGAGTACAGGACGAGGAGGCCGCTCGCGTCGCCCTCGCACACGCCCGTATCGAGCAG